AACATGGAAAGGATTATGATGTTGTAAGACGTAGTGATAATGGAATATCCAAAGTGTATGATAGAAAAGGTCATACATTTACTTTTACAAATTGTAGTAAATTATTTTTTGATATGATATGGATGATAGATTTTGAAGATCTACCACAACCATTCAAAGATTATATAACCGCTAGGGCTACTAGAGTCGCCTCTAACCGTATGGTAAACAACCCACAGTCAGCTAAGTTACTAGAAGCTGATGAAGCCTTTGCAAGGGCTATAGCGTTAGAGTATGATGCCAAGCAAGCCGATCATAATATCTTTAGTGATTTTAATTATTATCAAGATGCAAACACCACATACAGACCATTTAAAGTACTAAGAAGAATGTAATGGCAACAGTAAATCAACGTATCCCAAACTTTCTAGGGGGT